CTAAAGTAGCAAAGTTATACACATAGGGATCATCCTGGTTAGTATCTTCCTGTATGTGTTTTACTAATTCCTGAAAGTGGTTTTTATCTTTGTAGGGGAAAAAATTAGTTAGAAAATTACTCAATCTTGCTACAAATTGACCTGAAATTTTTATTGTAATTTCTGCCTCTAAAGGAATAATTTCTACATCAATGATGTTACTTTCCTCAGGTGTTGTAGATGTGCTTGTAGATTCTTCCATTTTAATTAAAAATTATTACAACAAAAATATGATAAGCTTCCTAAACTTACAAGAAGTTAAACAAAAACTTTATTCTAAACTCGAATCAGGACAATGGAGTGATAAATTGAAAACATTTTTATTAGGTCAGGATATTGACAAAGTTTTAGAAACACTTTTACAAGAAGCAATGGATGGGAAAAGATTTACGCCACCATTGAAATATGTTTTTAGAGCATTTGAGGAATGTCCTTTTGATAAAACTAGAGTTGTTATTATTGGACAGGACCCGTATCCTCAAATAGAAACAGCTGATGGACTTGCCTTTTCATGTAGTATTAAAGATAAACCTGAAGTATCTCTCCAGCAGATTTTTAAGGCTATTAGAGAGTCAGTACCGGAAAAATATGTAGATCAGAATCCCACTAATAATTTGGACAGATGGGCCAAACAAGGTGTTCTATTGCTAAATAGCGCCTTGACAACAACAATTGGTAAACCAGGAACTCATCAGTTACTATGGAAACCTTTAATAATACATGTCCTAGATTCTTTAATCTGGAGTGATATGGACATTATTTATGTATTTATGGGGAAAAAAGCACAGGAATATATGGACCTAATACCGGACAATAACTGTAAAATTGCTGTTGAACATCCTGCTGCAGCTTCTTACAGAAAAGAAGAATGGATTTATAATGACATGTTCAATAAAATTAATGAATGCCTTTTGTTACAAAATAAAACCCCAATTATATGGTAGATCACAAAATAGATCCTGTTAAGATTTTAAGGGATCAAAAAGAGAGTTACAAAAAAATAAGAATTGAACATAGTATTTTTGACATGCTTTCTAAAAACATATCATTACATTATAATAAAAAACATGATTTGAGAAATAAAGCATTTATGTATTCTTTTACTCTAGATGATCTGCTAGAATTTGATAAGACTACTAATCAAGTTTTTGCCAGTAAAACAAGAATTAGGGAAATAGTAGACACAAGACATATATTTATGTACTTGGCTAGGGCTAAAGGTTTTACTTATGAAAGTATAGGAAAAAAGTTTAGTTGTCATTATTCCACATCAATTCATGCTGTAAATAAAATAAAGACTTTATTGGAACTAAAAGATTTAAAAGTCACAGAACAGTGCAAAAGCGTACTAATTAAGTTTAATGATTATTTAAATAACAAAAAAAACAATGATGATCAACCTGAACACATTACTGATACAAGATACAAAACTATCTCCGAATGAAATGTATCTACTAATGTGCATTAGCAACAAAGAAAAACCTTTGTTTATAAACACATTGGCGGAAGCTAGAAAACTGAGAATCAAAGGTTTAATAGATGAATCAGGTGTTATTTTGCCGTTGGGTATTGAAGTAGTTTCTAAAATAAACACAACTAAAAGTGTTACTAAGACAACTGCAGCAATAGACATTACTGATGACTATATAGAAAAGTATGTTCTTTTGTTTCCAAAGGGAAAACTACCTAGTGGTAAACAAGCAAGGGCTGATAAAAAAAATCTAAGAAACAATTTCATATGGTTTTTCAAAACATATAACTATGATTGGGATACTGTCATTGCAGCTACTACTTTGTATGTAAACGAGTATGAGCGTAAAAATTATATGTATATGAGAAATTCTCAGTATTTCATCAGTAAAATGAATCCGGACAAAACTAGAGACTCAGAACTTGCTAATTATTGCTCTCAAATTATTAGAGGAGATTATCAACAAGAAGCTGATCACTTTTCAGAAAAAGTTGTTTAAGTCATTTTTTTTGTTTAGTTTTGAACCTGCAGTCAATTTCAAAACTCTCAACACAAGGGTATAAACCTTTGTGTTTTTTTATCTATAGACATGGAGACACCAACACTCTGGAAGAGTCAGAAAAATGCCTTTCAAGAATCTCTTGAGTATATGCAAGGCAGAATGGAGGGAAGAATCAAAAGTATTAAAACTCCGTGGGCAAAGTTTAATGATGCAACTACAGATGGTATAGAATGGAACTCACTTACAGTTATAGGTGGTCGTCCAGGTGCAGGTAAAACTCTAATTAAAGATCAGATAGTTAGAGAAGCATTTTTACAGAATCCTGACGAAGACTTTAGGGTACTAGAGTTTCAGTTTGAGATGCTTGGTAGAACAAGCGCTATCAGAGAGTACTCGAGTGTTTTAGGTAAGTCCTATAAATACTTGTGTAGTGCAGACGGTAAGCTTTCAGAAGAAGATCTTACCAAATGTTATGAGTACGCCAAGAAGAGAGTTGTCTTTCCTATTGACATTGTGGAAGACCCTTTGACGGTAAATGAGTTTAAGGAACAAATTAGTATGTACATGAGAAACAATCTCGTTCAAACAGACGATGATATGTACTACAGAAAAACTATTGTAACCTTAGATCACTCGTTGCTGCTTAAAAAGGCACCCTTTGAGAAAGATAAGTACGACACTCTGTACAATCTTGGTGAAGCGGTTACAGAACTTAAGAGGAAATATCCCATAGCGTTTATTATCCTCAGTCAATTGAATCGTAACATAGACAATCCTGAACGTAGTGAGGATGGTAAGTACGGTAATTACATTCTAGAGTCTGACATCTTTGGTTCAGATGCGTTGCTACAACACGCTGACACATTGATAGGACTCAACAGACCAGGGAAACAGAAGATTAGATTCTATGGTCCGGATAGATATGTAATAGAAAATGACAGAGTTCTAGTTATGCACTTTCTTAAGTGTAGAAACGGTGATAACCGTATGAGTTTTTTCAGAGCAGAGTTTGAAAAGATGCGGGTAGCAGAAATGGAAACTCCCGCACAGCAAGAAAGAAGAATTAATAAGTAAAAATTATGATTAAAACCCAAGAGAAAACAACAAAAGACAGAGTATTGGAGCTAAGAGAAAAACATCAAGACGTATTTGAAGAAATAGGTAAACCTCATGCTTATTTCTACCCTAAAATTGCATACCGTCCCGTAGATAAAGACGAGTTGTATGTAAGTTTTTTTCCTAGCGAATTAAACAAAGGTGACGATATCTACACAGAGTTTATTAGTAGAGACTATACCCCAGAGGATAGCAACAGAACCCTATGGGTACTGCGGTACAATCCACACTGGAAAGAAGAGTATGAACCTACTCAGGTTAATGACTTATCTACTGCTAGATATCTAGTACCTGTAAGTGAGCTAAGTAAAGTAAATCTTCCTAAGAAGGAACAAGAGGCAGATCCTTTTAAGTCACTAGCTGATTTTGTAGATGATTGTCCTTTTAGTCAAATGACAGTTAGAGACTTTGCTACTATTATGACCGGTAAACCTGTAAGTTACAAAACGTGGTTAAATAAACTAATTACAGAAAAATGAGCGAAATAGTTCTGCCTACTAAAAAAGTTGCTGCTGAAAGCAAAAGTCCTAAGAACCTTATCATCTTTAGTAAACCTAAAGTTGGTAAGACTACCCTATTGTCTGAACTAGAAAACTGTCTTATTCTAGACTTAGAAGACGGTACTGACTATGTTAATGCAATGAAGTTAAAAGCAAGATCTATTGATGATATCAAGAAGATTGGTTCTGCTATCAAAGAAGCAGGTCATCCTTACAGATACATTGCTGTAGATACAATCACTGCATTAGAAGAGTTGTGTGTCCCATATGCAGAAGAGTTATACTCTAAGTCTTCTATGGGTAAAAACTGGTTTACAGAGGGTAAACCAAAGTATGGTACTATTCTAAATATGGCTAACGGTGCTGGTTATCCCTGGTTAAGGGAAGCTTTTACCAAAGTCATTGACTACATCAAAACATGGGCTCCAAGAGTTATTCTTGTAGGTCACGTTAAAGACACAGTATTAGAGAAAAATGGTTCAGAGTTTAACTCTCTTGACCTAGATTTAACAGGTAAATTAAAGAGAATTACTAGTTCTCAGTCTGACGCTATCGGATATTTGTATCGTAAAGGAAACAAAAATGTCTTGAGCTTTAAGACTACAGACGAAGTATCTTGTGGTGCAAGACCCGAACATTTAAGAAATCAAGAAATTGTGTTGTCAGAA